AACTTTCGGGTTATGCACTAATTCTTTTTTCTTAAATAGCGACTTCACTTTTCGACAATGCTTGTATCTAAGAAACACGGAGCAGAAGGGCCGAGGTCAGAGTCGATTAGCTGACTAAGTGCGGATTGGGCATCTTCTTCAGAAAGACCGTGTTTGTTCTGCAAAATAGAAAGAGATATGGAACTGCTGTAGCATGCGACTGGTGGTCTATCTGAATACTCGACGACCCCCATCAAGGCATCTTCAAGTTGGTTAAAAAAAATAACTTCCTCATAGCGTACATTGGACTCTCCAGTGCCCCCGATATGGGAGCATGATTTAGCCCTTTTCGCATACGGGTCTTCCGAGGGGTTGTAGTCCCAAGAAAAATTCTCAAAGTTATTTATCATTAGCTTCAACGTCTATGATTGCACCGTTACCCCTGTCAGCTTTCTTGTTATTTAAAATAGATATATCAATTCGCATTTGGCTAGAACCACCACCA